TCCACGCACCTGAATACCCGTAACTACGCTAAACACAAGGCACTACAGAAGTTCTACGAGGGCATCATTCCCCTCGCAGACGACTTTGCCGAGGCGTATCAGGGTCGGCACGGACTGATTGGCCCGATTGCCCTAGCCTCTGCCCAGAAGTCAAACAACGTGCTTGACTTTCTGGAGAAGGAGCTTAAGGAACTTGAGGAAATGCGGTATAAAGTCGTCAGTAAAGACGACACGACGCTGCAAAACCTGTTGGACGCCATATTTGGCTTGTATTTGTCGACGATCTATAAACTCAAATTTTTGGCTTGAGGTAACCTCAAAATGGCTGCATCACTTGGCTTGGTTATTCGTCGCCCGATCTATGGATCGGCCACGAAAACCGCATACACCGGCACGGCAGGCTCGACGACCGTTCCACCGTACACGGCCTCCGTTCTGCTGTGGTGCAGCACGGCGGCTTATGTGCGCGTAGGCGGCACGGCAACGACAAGCGATTTGCCGCTTCCGGCTAACGCGCCCATCATCATCCCGACCGACAACACGACTGGCGCACCGATCACGGTATCGGCCATTCAGGACTCGTTGGGCGGCAACCTTTACTGCATTGCGATGGCGGACTAACCCATGTTTGTTTCATCCCAAACTGTAGACAATCTGGCCCTTTTGGATGTTGCTGCCGTCAATGTTGCCCTGACCGGCGCGTTTGACAGCCGCATCAAGGAACTGCGCGGTCTGCTAGATCAGGTCGCTGCCCACGATGCCAAGGTAAAGACGCTCGTTGATGCAGAAAAAATCAAGGCTGAAGCCGAGGCTTTGGCCGCATCTGTCAAAGCGTCTGAGGCCGCTGTGCTGGCCCTTAGCGCAGATGTCGCCAAGCGCGAAGAAGCGCTGAAATCGGCTCAGGCGAAGTTATCGGCTGACGTGTCGGCGCTTGCCCGCGAATCGGCTGACTTTGAAGCCGAGAAGGTGGCTTTTGCCAAGAGTTCGGCTGCGGCTAACGCTGCGCTGGCTGACGCTCAGAACGCCGTTGAGGCTGACAAGGCCAAGGTGGCTGCCGAGCGTAAGGCGTTGGAAGCCGACAAGGCTGCCTTCAACGCCAAACTTGCTGCATTGAAGGTCTAAGAGTACCTTTTCATGGCAAATGCGGTTTATCCGAAATACAAGCAGGCGCTTCTTGACGCCTCTGCCAACGTCGATCTGAACGATGGCACCGTCAAGGTTGTTCTGATTGATACCGGCAACTACACCTATAACGCTGCGGACGAGTTCTACAGTTCGGTTTCGGGTACTGCCGTCATTGGAACGCCGCAGACCATCAACAACACGACCGTTACCAACGGTCTGTTTGATGGCGACGACGTGACCTTTACGGCGGTGACGGGAGCAAGCATCGAGGCGCTGCTGATCTACATTGATACAGGCAGTGCCGCTACTTCTCGCCTCGTGGCGTATATCGACACGGGCGTGACCGGATTGCCGGTTACTCCGAATGGCGGGGATATTGCTATTGCCTGGAACGCCTCCGGCATTTTCCAACTGTAACGGGCAATCGCAGTCGTGCCGATGCCCGCGACTGACCCGCTTGTCCTAGAAGACGGCGGAAATATCCTCCTAGAAGATGGAGGATGGCTGTTAGGCGAAGCGTCTACCGGAGAGACGCTAGAGCCTAGTTTGTACACCAATACGCAGGTCTTTTATGAGGCTGCGGTAGGTGCGACTTACACTTTAAGCCCCGCTCTATACACAAACAGTCAGGTTTTTTACGGCCCTACGGCCACCTTGGTAACTTCTTTACGGCCAAGTTTGGTCGAAAACAGCCAGGTTTTTTACACCGCCGATGTTGTTGCCGGAACGGTGACATTGTTGCCAAACCTGTTTACGAACGAACAGGTGTTTTTCTCAGCGCAAGTAACAAACGACGCCGGATCAGGCACCAAGATTTACTACAACATTGGCATGTTTGGCATAGGGCCATTGAACGGGTAGGGCGGATAACGCATACTTCTGGCAAGTTTTCAAGGCTTGCCGCACTATTTAGCGGAGACTGATATGGCTGTTGATAAGAAAATTTCCGAATTAGCCTCTGGCGCACCAGCGCAGGCTGGCGACGAAACCGTTATTGCTCGATCTGGAGCAAACTACAAACTGACGGTGGCTAATATCGTCGGCTACCTTGGCTCTCCGATTACCGTTGCCAACGGCGGTACGGGGCAAACTACGTACACGAATGGTCAGTTGCTTATTGGCAACACCACAGGAAACACGTTAGCAAAGGCCACCCTTACAGCGGGTACTGGCATTACGATCACAAACGGTGCCGGAAGTATCACTATTGCCGCATCGGGCGGCGGCGGCGCTCAGGACTACATCGTTCAATCTTACGGAATCGTTTGAGGTAATTTCACATGGCTACTACCGCACAATACGCATCAACCGTCCAGAACGCTTCGGCGCAAGTCACGACGGCGAACACTAACCGTAACGGCACCGGCACGATTGTCTCGGTGATGACAGGTGCAACGAACGGCACCCGCATCGACGACATCTACATCGTCGCAACCGGAACCACCACGGCAGGCGTCGTTCGCTTATACATCAGCGACGGCACGAACATTCGCTTGTGGCAGGAAATTATTGTTCCGGCTGTGACGCCCAGCACGACGGTGCCGGTGTTCTCGTACACGCTGCTAAACCAAGCGTTGATTCTTGAGAACGGCTGGTCGCTGCAAGCGTCCACTAACAACGCCGAAACCTTCAACATCCTCGTGACTCGTGCGGGTGACTTCTAATGAACTTTGGGACTTATCAGGGGCCGGGTACCGGCGTACCCGTAGGAACCATTAGTCGCTACATCCAAACGCCGACGATTGCTACTTCGCAAACCATTGCCGTTCCGCCCGGCACGCAGCGTATTGAAGCGTTGCTAGTCGGTGGTGGTGGTGGCGGCGGTTCAACTTACGGCGGCGGCGGCGGTTTTGGTGGCGCGGCAATTATTCAAGTGCCTGTTACCGGCCAACCGTTGCAAGTTGTAGTTGGCGCTGGTGGTGCTGGCGCTGCTTTAGGCGGTCTTGTTGGTGGCACTGGTTCGCCAACGTATATCGTTTCCGCCAACGTGCGATATGCGGAAGTTGGCGGCGGTGGTGGCGGTGGTGGTGGCTCCGGGATAACTCAAGGGCCAACGAGCGGAAGATCTGGCGGTGGCGGCGGTGGCGGCAGTTATAGTGAGCAATTCGGCGCAAACGGCGGGTCTGCGCCAATAGGTGGGATTTTGTGGTCGTGTTACCCACAAGATTCAAACAGAACACAACAGCGCATTTATACCTATTACGTTTATACCGATAACTCGACTTTTTACTACGCCAGCCCAATGATTCAAAACTATACCCCGGCGACAGCGGGGCAGGGCGGAGGCGCTCAATACAATCTATCAGAACAAATTTGGCAGCGTTATCCCGGTCAAAACGGTAGTTTGGGCGGTGGCGGCGGTGGTGGCTGCGGCACTAGCGTTCAATTCGGCACCGCAGGCGGTAACGGCGGAGGCGGTGGCGGTAGTGGCGCTAGCACTGGCGGCGCAGGCACATTTGGTGGGGGTGGCGGATCAATTCCTGGTGGAACTGGTGGCGCTGGTGGCTCATTAACCAGTGCTTCAGTTTGGGGATATACGGGTTTTGCAAATGGCGCGGGTAACGGTAGCGGAGGAGGCGGCGGTGGTGGCGGATTCTTGGCTGCTGGTGCAGCAGGAACAGCAAACGGCGGCGCTGGCGGCAACGGCGGCGGCGGCGGTGGCGGCGGTGTCAATACCGGCGGTGCTGGTGGCAATGGTTTTGCCGTACTTCGCTTTTACCTGTGAGGAATAACTAATGTCACTTTATGCAGTAATTAAAGGCGGAGTCGTTGACGGCATTGCGATTGCTGATGCTGCGCTTGAAACAGATGGTCATTGGGTTTGTGTTGACGGCATGGAGCCGATGCCGGGGCCGGGCTGGCTGTACGAAGATGAAAAGTTTGTACAGCCTGTGTTGCCGGAACCGGAGCCGCCTCCTGCTCCAAAGCCCATCATCAGCAAAGTAGCCTTCCGCTTCCGCATGACGGATGCCGAATACGTCGGTGTGATTAATGCTGCCAAAACGGACGTTGAGGTTGCGGCATGGGTAGAAACCTTCAACATGGTTTCGCGCATCAATCTTGACGATCAGCGCACCAAAGACGGCGTGGCTAAACTGGTTAGCAAGAACTTGCTCACGCAGGCTCGCGCTGACGAAATCCTGACCGCTCCGGTGCAACCCGGCGAACGAGCCTAATAGGGGCAACTGACATGGCTAACTGGAAGGTAGAAGGTCTGCGGGTTCTGCCCAAAGTAGACGAGCATGAGAACGTCGTGGCTTTCGTCGAGTGGAGCCTTGGCCCGCTCAACCAAGTAACACGCTTGACCCGGCCTTCTAACGACTTCATTCCGCTGGCTAACCTCACGGAAGAAGTTGTCTTAAACTGGGTGTGGAGCCTCACGCACAAGAAAGCGTGGGAACAAAAAGCCGCTGAATTGACTAACCCCGTTCAGCCGCCGAAAGACGAATCTGTACCTGTTGCACTGCCTTGGGCGGAGTAAAACATGTCCACCATTAAGATTTCCCAGTTACCCGCTGCAACTAACCCGGTATCCGATGGCGCTGTGGTGCCCATCGTCGATGGCGGCGTAACCAAAAAAGCGACCATCGCCCAGTTGGGCGAAATGGTATCGGTTAAGGCGTATGGCGCTACAGGCGACGGTACGACCAACGACACGGCGGCTATTCAGGCTGCGATTGACTACGTGTACGGTGCGGGTGGCGGTACGGTGTACTTCCCGCCTGGCACTTACCGCGTGACCTCGATTGTTCGCAACTGGACGAATCCAATCACGGTCAACATCAAGGGCAGCGGCAAGCGATCCACCGTCCTTCGCAAGTTTGGCTCTGACGCCACGCCTGTGCTCGACTTCTCGGGCATCGCGTCCATGTTGGAGCCGTACAGCGAAATCTCTGACCTTGAGATTGACGGCAACAGCGTCGGTAACGTCAACGGCCTTCGAGCGACCAACTATGGGCGCTGGGTGTTGCGTAACGTCTTTATTGAGAACTGCAACTACGGTTTGTATTGCCGTGGCGGCTTGGTGTTTGACGTGTACGACTGCACGTTTCAAGCAAACCTGTTCGGCTATTATTGCGAAAAGTCTGCCGATAACGTCTACAGCAACTTGGTGACGTTCTACGGCGGTCAGTTTAGCGGTAACAGCCAGTGGGGCTTGTACATCAAGCAAGCCTCTGGCGTGCATATCGTCGGCACCGACATTAGTTTTAACGGCACCTCGGGCGACACTGGCACGGGCGGTATTTACTACGACGTGACGATGGACGATGAGATCGGTTACGCCGTCGCGTCTATTAAGAACGCATGGTTCGAGGGCAACTTCGGCAACGGAATCAAGACGGGCGCTGTTGGCGGTTTGCACTTTTCGCTGCACGACACGACACTGGCCGGAAACTTTAACCCGGTAACGGTTGGCGCTATCGCTATGAGCGAGATTTCCAACTGCTTTGCCGGTTCAGTGACCGACACTATCGTTGTCGGCGCGGCTCGAAGCATCGTCAAAAACTGCATCCTGTACGATCTGATCGACAACAGCACGTACTATCGCCACTTAAACGTGGTTGGTAACGCTTTTAACTACATCGACCAACTTAAAGGCACGATTCGCATCCAGTTGAACCCGGATCGTTGGTTTGTCGGCTCGGCGGCTGACCTGACCGCAGGCAGCGCCAATGACATCGTGTACGCGCTTTTTGGTTTGAACGAACAACAGTTTTGGGTCGCCAGCCTCAAGCAGTTCACGATTGGCCCAAATACGATGGGCTTCTATGGCGCAAACGCTGTCGTCAAGCAAACGGTTACTGGCTCCCGTGGCGGTAACGCAGCCCTCGCATCTTTGCTGACGGCGCTTGCAAACACGGGCCTGATTACCGATAGCACTACGGCTTAATGTTGCGCTGACGCAACTTGTAAGTTAAAGTTTGACCGTACTGGTGCGGTTCACCAGGTTTCCGTAAGGAAGTTTATGTCGGACGAAAATCCAAGTCCCTGAAGTTGTAGCGGACGTATCCGCGCCGGAACCGGAAGCTACGGCGGCCCCGGAACCCGAAGTTATTGCGGAAACGCAATCGCCGGAAGAAAAGCCTGCCAAATCGTTCTCTCAAGAAGAGCTGGACGCGATGGTAGGCAAAAGGCTTGCACGGGAACGTCGCAAGTGGGAGCGAGAGCAATCGTTAAAGACCCAGCCGTCGGCTGAGTCGGCGCCTTTGCCGAGCAAGGACTTGGATCCAGATGCGTATGCCGAGGCTTTGGCCGAGCGCAAAGCAGCTGAACTCCTCGCCCGACGTGAGGCCGAGCGCGAGCGTATGGCTCTTGTGGAGGCTTATCATGAACGTGAAGAAGCCGTGCGGGACAAATACGATGACTTTGAAAAGGTCGCGTACAACCCGTCACTGCCGATTACGCCCGTGATGGCCGAGACGATTCAGGCGTCGGACGTAGGGCCAGAGCTGGCTTATTACCTAGGCTCAAACCCCCGCGAAGCCGATCGTATTTCCCGTTTGTCGCCATACCTTCAGGCTAAAGAGATCGGCAAGATAGAAGCTAAAATGGCTGATAATCCGATACCGATCAAGAAAACTACCAGCGCCCCCGCGCCGATCAAGCCGGTAACGGCTCGAGGCACTGCCGCCGGTACTTATGAAACTACTGACCCCCGCTCGGTTACGGCCATGAGCACGTCAGAGTGGATTGAGGCTGAGCGTCGACGCCAGATCAAGCAGTGGGAAGCGCGTCAACGTCGCTAACAATTTTTAGGAGACACTTTCGTGGCTAATACAATTCTTACTATTGACATGATTACGCGGAAAGCGCTCGAGATCCTCGAGAACAACCTCGTAATCACCCGCAACGTCAACCGTCAGTACGACAGCAGCTACGCCGTCGAAGGCGCCAAGATCGGCACCACGCTGCGTATCCGTCTGCCGGATCGCGCCCTTGTGACCGACGGTGCCGCCCTGCAAGTGCAGGACGACAACGAGCAGTTCACGACCTTGACGGTTGCCTCGCAGAAGCACATCGGCGTCAACTTTACGACCGCCGAAATGACGATGCAGTTGGACGACTTCGCCGAGCGCGTGCTCAAGCCGCGTATCAGCCAGTTGGCTTCCAGCATCGACGCGGACGTCGCTAACAGCTTCAACAACATCTACCAGTCAGTCGGTACGCCGGGCACCACGCCGGGCACGACCGCTGTCCTGTTGGCTGCTCAGCAGAAGCTGAACGAAGCCGCTGCCGTCATGTCGCCGCGCTACGCGACCGTCAACCCGGCCGCCAACGCTGCGCTTATCGAGGGCATGAAGGGGTTGTTTAACCCGGTCAGCACCATCTCGTCGCAGTTCAAGAACGGCATGTTCGGCGAAGGCATCCTGGGCTTTAACGAGCTCAACATGTCGCAGTCGATCAAGCAGTTCACGACCGGCAGCCGCACGGGCACCATCACGGTGAACGGTACGGTTTCCACGCAGGGTCAGGCGACCATTACGCTGAACGGCACGACCGGCAACACGCTTAAGAAGGGCGACGTGTTCACGATCGCTAACGTGTACTCGGTCAACCCGCAGACCCGCGAATCAACTGGCTCGCTCCAGCAGTTCGTGGTCACTGAGGACATTACCGCTGCTGCCAGCGCGTTTACCAATGTCAAGATTTCGCCGGCGATTTACACGTCGAGCGTTGCTTTGGCGACGGTGGATTCGTTCCCGCAGAACAGTGCTGCTGTGACGTTCTTGGGTGGCGCTTCGACGCAGTACCCGCAGAACCTTGTGTACCACCGCGATGCGATCGCCTTCGCCACGGCTGACTTGCTCATGCCGCAGGGCGTTGACATGGCTTCGCGCCAAGTGCACAACGGCATCTCCATGCGCGTTGTTCGTCAGTACGACATTAACAACGACCGTATGCCGTGCCGTATCGACGTGCTGTATGGCTACTCGGTGATCCGTCCGCAGATGGCTGTCCGCCTCTGGGGCTAATGGTTAA